TGATATTACAATAAAAATTACTGGGCAATAATAAAGCCTGAAGAATAAGGAACAAAAATATGAGTAATTACCATATATTAACACAAAATCAATTAAGAAAATCAGCCCAAGTAGTTTTTCATATTCCTATCCCCGCATTAGGTACAAATAATGTAAATATTTCATGGAGGGATGCAATAGTTAAAGAGCTTGGGGGAGCTGATAATATTGCATCTATTTTATCCGATATAACAGTTGAAGAAAAACAAGAATTAAAATCCGGTTCAATTATTGAAATACTGCAAGCTGTCAAATTTACATCGACAAATCTTACTAATCTTGAACGGAAAACACAGATTGAAAATACCTTTTCTATTTTGAAAAATAGTGTTTTAACTAAAAAACAGATTACTCTTGAATGGATAGGTTATGCAGGAGACGTGGCATAAGGAGGCATAATAATGGCGACAGAGAAACAATGGACATCGTATGATAGCATTCAGAGCTATTTAACAACTGAGCTTAATGCTCTTGCGAATGAAGCGCTTGTATTAGGGGCAGCAATAGATTTTACATCTGGCGGAAATGATAGAAAGCTATTCCTTGATGTAGAGGCGTACATTGCGAGTGTTGATCTTTCGGCACAAACAAATCCAGCTCTCTATATATGGCTGCTAAGACGTACCGATGGAACTAATTTTGAAGACGGTGGGACTTCTGTAACTCCTGCCAGAATGCCGGACAAGATATTCCCTTTGCGTGAGGTAAATGCGGCGCAAAGAGTATCCTCTACGCTTATGCTGACAAATCCAGACCAGGGGAAAATACTCATTAAAAATGAAACTGGGGCAGCATTAGCGGCAACTGGGAATACTATAAAATATAACCTATATAGCGTAACGGATGTATAATGTTTCGATATAAAAAAATATCAAATCCAACTGAAAAGCCGCCGTATGGTAGCATTATTGACCCTACACATCCGTTGAGTTATTTACTGTCTGCGTGTTATTTGTTTAATGAAGGTGGTGGGCAGCGAATACACAATTTAGTTTCAGACATACCGGCAAATTTAAATATTCGAGATACTGGTGGTACGCATGGCTGGAGTAGTGATGGCTATTTAAGTAGGTCGACTTTAACTAACGGGATAATGTTTCAACCTGAAGATACTGGAAGTTTTACGCCTGGTTTTGGAAACTTTTCTCTTGTTAGTTCTGGCTTTTTATATGGTTCAGATCATAAAAGTATATTGCTCTCTTATTCTAATTATGAGCCCTACATCGGGTTTGATAGTTCTGGGAAGATTATTGTCTATCATAGCGGAACTAAATTAGTAGGAACAAAAAGTGTCTCTAATAGTAATTTTTCATTTGCGATTATAAGAAAGGGGACAGGGGTAAATGAAACAGAAGGGTTTATTGATGGGGAACTTGATTGCGTAGGAACTTATGACAGAAGTATGGTTCTTTCTCCTATAAATATTATGGGATCAAATTATTCAAGCAACCTTTTTGATGGTTTGCTGAAAAGTCTATATTTTTACCATAGAGCCTTATCAGATTCAGAAATGCAACAACTTCATGCTGAACCATATGCTAATATATTAATACCTGAATATTGGCACATGTGTGATTTTGGTGCAGTGCATACTCCTGCACCATCCGGCAACCCGTGGTATTATTATGCACAACAATAGAGAGGTGAAGAATGCCTGAAATATATATGAACGTGGACGTAGCATTATCAGAAGTTCCGGTTAATCTGCTTCCCTTAATAGATGATACTGATTTTAAAACCCGTGAAACCGGAGTTACTTACAACCAAGCTGGAATGGACTTGGTCTGGAATTTTGTCACTACTGCTGGGGCCATGACTCAAACGGCTGTCACCCCTACCACTGCAGGTGATTATGATTGGGCGCATCAAGGTGACGGAATCTATTCAATAGAAATTACTGCTTCCGGCGGGGCTTCTATCAATAACGACGCAGAAGGGTTCGGCTGGTTTTCTGGTATTTGTACTGGAGTCCTTCCTTGGCGGGGGCCTGTTATTTGTTTTAGGGCAGAGGGGTTGAATAATGCCCTTATTGATGCAGCGTATTCAGCTACAAGGGGGTTGACTGGAACAGCATTGCCAAATGCAGCAGCCGATGCAGCCGGAGGGCTGGCGGTAAGCGATGCTGGCGGGCTGGATTAATGGAGGCAGACTTGATTTAATTTTAGATGAACTTACAACTCAGGGGGATACCAACGAAGGGAAGATAGCTACAGCACAGAGTGATCTTGATATTATTACAGGAGCGGATGGAGTTACGCTTGCAACTGCTCAAGCTTTATATGCCCCAAATAAAGTTGTTCCAGATGTAGCAGGCACAGCAGCGACTCCGGCTGAAGTGGCAACGGCATTAACCGATATTCACCTTGATCATCTCTTTGCAGTTGATTACGATCCAGCTTCAAAACCTGGAACTGCTACCGCTCTTTTGAATGAATTAATTGAAAATGACGGCGGCGTTTCTCGGTATACCACAAACGCATTAGAACAAGCACCTTCGGGCAGCGGTGGAGATGCAACAGAAGCAAAACAAGATACTATTATTACTCACCTAACAGATGTAAAAGGTGGAACTTTTGCTGGTGGTACAGACAGCCTTGAAGCAATCAGGGATAGAGGCGATTAGCATGGACAACAGGCGCAGGTGGTTCAGACAGGCTCCTTATGGTGGATACAACTATTGCCACGCTTGCAAGCCAAACATCGTTCACTCTATCCGGAGGAAGCACTGACGATAATGCCTACCGTAATTGCACAGTAGTTATTGAGGATATTTCCACGGCAGCGCAAAAAGCAATAGGGCTATGTTCCGCCTATACAGGAGCCACAAAAACAGTTACCTTAAAATATGATCCTGATGTTTTCACAATGGAAGCTACTGACAAGGTTTATATTCTTGCTGAAAATGCTTTAAAATCGACTTTGGTAAATAGACAATTAAATGTTGCGGCAGATGGTGATATTGGAGGAAATATTGACGGCACTGTTGCTTCTGTAACTGGACACACACCACAAACAGCGGATCATACTACTGCGATTGCGGCCATTCCAACGGCAGTAGAAAACAGAACTGAAATGGAAAAGGCAGGAACAAAATTAACACTTATAAATGATCAAACAGATAAAATGAACTTTACAGGTGATGATGTTAAGGCAACTCTTGATGGAGAAGAAGTTGTAACCGATTCTGCAAGTAGATCCGCATCGAAGGCTACAGGTTTTAGTGTTCCAAATGAATATGATGCTGTTATAGCAGCTATCCAAAGCGAGGTTAATGGCCTTGATGGGGAGGCTATGAGAGGTACGGATATTACAGATATCTCTGGAATGATTATAGAAGGAACTATAACTTTTAAAGAGGCCCTTATGTTATGTAAATCAGATGGAGCGCAGACAGCTCTTCAGCATTTTAGAAATACACTTGATACAAAGAATCGAATAACTGCAGTTGTGGATAGTTCAGGTAATCGAACAAGTATAACATTGGACTTAACGTAATGAGCTATAACTATTTCTCGCCTAATTATTTTGGCGTAGATGAGGGGATAATTGAGGAAACTGGTATTGAGATAACTGAAGAAATTGAAGTCACAGTTGAGTATGACGAAATTGAGATACTCGTAGAGGTTGAATAATGGCAAGTATAGCACTAAAACAGCGAGAAGCAAAGACAATAGCATTTATCATATCTGGTACTTTTAGTTTAGCTACTGCGAGTTTCAGGTTTGGCTTTAAGAAAAAGAAGGATGCAGGTCTTACTGCTACTGTATTAAAGACTTATTCTGATTTTGATCTAACAGATCTTGTAAGTAGGAAAATTAAGATATCTCTATCAGGCACCGATACTGATATTGATTCTGGTTATTATTTAGGTGAGCTTGAAATAACCTTTAATGCTTCTAATTTAGATAAGTCTGCTGATATTGGAGTTGAAATAGTGAAATCAGTTCTGGATTGATTTGATACTATGTTTAAATTATAAACGAAGAATGGGGTTGAGGTTGAGGAATTAATATGGACTGGAAAGAATCTTGGAGTTATTTTATTAGCGGATTATCATTTCTTATAAGTAAAATACCGCATACCTGCGAGGAGTTGACAAGTTTTTTTATTATGCTTACAGTAATTATTACATTTTTCTTTATAACACTTCCAAGAGCTCTGAGGGCTCAAAGATGTATCCATAAAAAAGATGAAAAAGATGAAAAAGAGGAAAAAAAATGTCTTCTCAAATAATTATAGATCCAGGTCACGGAGGTTTAGATAATGGAGCAAGTTATGGTTATATAGATGAAGATGATACTAATCTTGCAATCAGTTATTATCTGGATTATGAACTATCATTAGCAGGTGTAGATCATACTATGACTAGAACTAAAGACGAATATATATCTCTTGATGAGCGAGTATTTAAAACTAATATAATAAATCCAGAACTTTTTGTATCTATACATTGTGACGCATTTCATAGTCATACTATTTCAGGTATGAGTATTCATATTTATAAATATCCTTCTATGGGAGCAGTGACTGCCGCTGAGGCTATTGAAAGGCAACTGTTAATACACTTTCCTGAACATCGGTACAGAGGTATTAAGAGGTCAGATTTTAAGGTACTACGAGATACTAATGTGCCTGCAGTACTTATTGAGTGTGAGTTTCTTTCAAATCCTAAAACACAGAAGTTTTTAAAGGAGCCTGAGAATCAACGTAAGATGGCAAGAGTTCTCAAAAGAGGTTGTGTTAAATATCTAGATTATATAGGAGCCTAAATGAAAATACTTACAAAAGATGAGATATTAAATATACCTGAAGAAGATTTACCTTTATTAGTGCTGAGCTTCAATTATCGAAATGTTATATCAACGCTGATCAATATGAGAAAAAAATCTCACTATAATCATTTCATGTTATATCATAGGCAGGGGTTTTTCGCTTCTCAAGGAGTGAGTTTTAAAGAGGAACCTGTAGAGAATTATCTTGATCATCACAGATTAAAGTTCTGGTACAATCCAGATTGGTCTGACGATAATAAAAGACGGATGCGAAATCAGATTAAAAAATGGTTAGTTAAGGGTCTGGTTAGAACCCGATATGACTGGATGGCTATCTTTGGCCAGCTCATAGGAGTTAAGAGCCTCCAAAATCCTTACACAAGGATATGTTCTGATTATGCTGATGTAGTAAAACCTATCGATCCAAAGTATGACCTTAAACATCCAGCGCCAAATGATGTGAATAATTGGCTAGGTAATAACCCTAAGTATCAAGTTTATGGTAGATACATTAAGGATTAACTATATTCAAATTTTAAACAAAGGAGATCATAACTATGAATATTATGAAGTGGGCAAAACAGAAAGCGAATGAGAAAGCGAATGAGAAAACTAAAATTGCTAAAAATAAAAAAGCTCGGAAACAACTTGATAAGAATATGCCAGAACTTGCTAAGCGGCAGGATGTTACCGGAGTTATTGCGAGAAGAAAAGAACAGCAGAGAAAACTTTTAGAAGAGATGGATAAATAATATGCCTAGAATTCTACAACTAAATGAGGGACAATCTACAGTACCTCTCTCCAGCATACATCATGATTATGATTATCCTGAAGGGTTAGATCTTAAACCTGGAAGTAAGCTTCATGAGAGAATAAAGACTGAAGTTTTGAGGAGAGCTACAGATTCTGCAGGACATATATCTGATAGGTTTACTTCTTGGAATAACATAGATGATACTTTAGTCAGTTATATAGATACTGATAGTGCTGAAGATGCAATTAAATACAAGGATCATAGAAAACCTGTATCTATTGTCTATCCTTATTCCTATGCTATTCTGGAAACGCTTCTGGGATATTTTATATCTGCATTTTGTCAGGAACCTTATTTTCGCTATGAGGGCGTTTCTGCTGAGGATGTTATAGGAGCAATTCTTCTTGAGAAGATTGTAGATCTTCATTGTAATAAGTGGAAGATTCTTTTAAATCTTCATACAATGTTCAGAGATTCTTTTGCATATGGCTTTGGAATCGTAGCTCCTTCTTGGAAAAAGAAATTTGGAAAGAAGATTATTTCTGGAGTTCAGGCTAATCAAAATCGTTCGAGATCTTTTGAGGATGCTCTTCTTTTTGAAGGTAATGCCTTGGCTAATATTGATCCTTATAAATGTCTGCCAGATCCTAACGTATCAATAAGTAATGTTCAGGAAGGAGAATATTTCGGTTGGGTAGATTCTACAAATTATTTAGATCTCTTATCAGAAGAGCAACACTCTGATGGAGGGGTTTTTAATACAAAGTATCTTAGACAACTTAACGGTAAAAGAACTTCTATATATACTGGAGATAATTCTCGGCGAAATAGAAATATAAGATCTACTCCTGGAGATATTCATATAGGAAATCCTTATGATCAGATTTATATGTATATTAAACTTATTCCTAGTGAATGGGAGTTAGGTAAAAGTGAATATCCTGAAAAATGGCTCTTTAGTCTTGCTGCTGATCAAGTAGTTACAAAAGCACAGCCTCTGGGGATAGGTCATGGAATGTTTCCTATAGCCGTAGCTGCTCCTGATTATGATGGATATGGGATAACTCCTGTGTCAAGGTTAGAGACTCTTTATGGATTGCAGCATACTCTTAACTGGATGTTCAACGCTCATGTGCAGAATGTAAGAAAGGTTATTAACGATACTCTTATCGTTGATCCTTATCTCATAAATGTTCCTGATATAGAAGATGCAAAAGAAGGTGGAGTTGTTAGAACTCGAAGACCTGCCTGGGGAAGAGGTGTTAAAGATTCTATAATGCAACTTGCGGTATCGGATGTTACCAGAGGTCATGTAGCAGATGCTTCTATAATCAGAGAGGCTATGGATAAGATAGGAGCAACAGATAGCTGGACAATGGGTAGTCTTAGATCTTCAGGACCTGAACGTCTTACTGGAAAAGAGTTTGAAGGAACTCAGAAGGGTGGTTTTACTCGTCTTGAGCGTGTTGCTAAGATTGTAGGAGTGCAGGCTATGCAAGATATAGGTTATATGTTTGCCTATCATACTCAGCAATTTATGACAGAAGAAGTTTATATTAAAACTACTGGCAGAAGTCAAGAACGTTTAATGATGGAATATGGAGATACTACACATCTTAAGGTTTCTCCTTATGATCTTCTAATTGACTATGATCTTAAGGTTAGAGATGGAAGTGTTCCAGGTGGAAATTATTCAGGAGTTTGGGAGAATATGTTTAAACTTCTTACTGAACATCCTGAGCTCCAGCAGAAATTTGATATTATGAGAATCTTTAAGCATATTCTCAGAAATAATGGAGCTAAGAATACTGAGGAATTTATTAAGGTTCAACAACTTCCGGATGAACAAGTTGCTCAGCAAGCTCAGGCCGGAAATCTTGTTCCTTCTACTGATATAGGAGTTTAAGAATGGCAGATCAGACTATTAGAGAACTAAGCACCAATAAGACTCAATTAGGAGAATTTATTAAATACTCCCCTATCTGGAAGGATTTAAAATATGAACTAAATGCTTGGCTCACAGATATCAGAGATCAATTAGAAAACTCTGATGGGAATATGAGTCCAAGAATTATGGATAGACTTGGAGGTAATGCAGAGACAGTTCGAAATGTCTTAGCATTACCTGAGATATTATTAGAAACTTTAAAATAACTATGTTTAAATTTTGAATGGAGGTATTATGAGTGAAGAAGAAAAAACAGAAGAAGAGTTACTCTTAGATGAATTAGATGAATTAGATAAGCTTTATGCCGAAGAATCTGAGTCTGAGTCTGAGTCTGAATCTGAATCTAATGAAGCTGATTCTGATCTTAAACCTGAGGAGAAATCTAAAGATGAGTCGAAAGAAGATTCAAAGGAAGAGTCTAAGGAAGAATCTAAGGAGGATTCAAAAGAGAGTACAGAAGATTCGAAAGCTCAAAAGGATACGTCAGAAGATGATCGATATGAGAAACTCTTAGAGCAGATAAATGTTCTTAAAGGTGAACTTGCTGAGAAATCTGTAAAAGATCCTAAAGATGAAACGGATCTGAAAGATGATGAGATTAATTTTCTATCTGAAATTTCTTTAGATGATTTAGGATCTGATCCTGAGATTTTAAATAAAGTATTTAATCAGATTCTTCGAGAGGCTGTGAAGAGTTCTTCTCAGATCTCCCCTCAGACGATTAGTAAACAGGTTGATGATTCTTTAACAGCTCATGAGATTTCTACACAGTTCTATAATGATAATAAAGATCTATCAAATGTTAGAAATGTTGTAAAGGCCTGTGCCGTGCAGGTTATTTCTAAACATGAAGATTGGAATATTGGTCAGGTTTTAGAAGAGTCCGCAAAAAGAGCTCGAGAATCTTTAGGAATTCCGGTACCGAAGGCTGAGGATATTTCAGATCTCGGTAAGGCTTCTTTTTCTGGAGGCTCAAAAGGATCAAGACAAGTAGTGAAGAAAAGTTCTGCACTTCAGCAAGAACTTGATGAGATGTAAGGAGGAATTATTATGAGTAGAGAGACAGGTAGTAATATTAATACCCAGCATGATTTGGAGGGAATTCCTCGTCATATATTGCTGGAGTCGGGAGCTCTAACCTATCAGATGAGAGTTAGTGATACTGTTCTGATCGTTATCTCCTCTGGAGCTGATGATGCAGGTATTGTAACACTTCCCTCATTGGCAGAGGCTGTTGGAAAGTTATATTTTATTAGTGCACCTACTGGAGCTGCTGGCGGAGATATTTCTCTTTATGAGAAAGAAACCGGGGCAGAGCTTGCAACGAATGGTGATATGGATGCAGATGATGATCATCTTATTCTGTTTTCTGATGGGACAAAGTGGCGAACTGTCTTAGATATGGTTGCTTAAGGAGGTAATTTATGAGTAGAGAGAGGGAAAAATTAAGAGTTCCTGTGGCTGACAGTGTTCTTAATGATTTTATGAGGGAGGTCAGCGGAAACAAATCAGACGCAGCTGCTCAGGGAGCTCCGAGTAGCACGGAATCTTTGATGGCTTACATTAAACAGTTGTTAGGTCTTCGGGAATATGTAAATGCTGCGGCTGTAGCATCTCCTCTGGCTTCAGGAGATTTGTTCTCAATAACTGGAGGGCCTGTAATAGTTCATGAGATCTTTGGAATAGTTACAACTACAGCTATTCAGGCTCAAGCAACGACAATTCAACTTAGTTTAGATCCTGATGATGGTGGATCTAATGTTACTTTGAGTAGTAATACTTTGGATGCTACTGGTGATGTAACAGGCACTCTTTATCGTTGGACTAAAGATTTTAGTGAAGATGTTATTGCTCTGTTGGATGCTTTTGAAGCTACTGATATTCAGGCTCCAGGAGTTATTCTGATGCCTGGTGATATTCTGGTAACTTACGGTGCGGCATCTACTGGACAGATTAATTGGTATGCTATCTATGAACGGATTGGTGCCGGAGTTATGGTAGCATCTTAGAAACTTAAAGTGAGGAGATTTTAAAATGGCTTTTATGGGAATGAGAGGAAATGGTGACTGGGTCACAGATCAGAGGCCCAAGAATTGGCGACAGAAAATACTACAGTTATATCCGAATGGAGATGCTCCATTGACGGCTCTGCTATCTATGATGAAGGAGGAATCCGTTAACGATCCTGAATTCTACTGGTGGACTAAGACGTTGGCAACACAGGCGGCAACAGTTGGAAGTGTTTATACAGATGCTCTTTTGTCGTCTGCATATACTACCGGAGGCGTTACAGGTGATATTCTTTATGCAAATATTGCTACTGAGGCAGCTTGTAAGGAATTTCGTTCTGGACATCAGGTTCTTTTGAGGAATACTGATAACTATGCAGATGATTGTAATGCTAAAGTTGTCTCTGTTGTTCTGAATGGGGCATCAAGTTATATTGCTTGTAAGCTCTTGGAAGCAGATCCAACAACTACTGGTATTGCTGATTGTGATAGAATTCTGATTATAGGTAATATAAATGCTGAGGGTGCCACTATGCCTTCTGCTATTGCCTATGATCCAACTAAAAATTATAACTTAACTCAGATTTTCAGAACGCCTCTGAGTATCACTCGAACAGCTAAGAAAACAAATCTTAGAACCGGTGATCAGTATATTGAGGCTAAGCGAGAGTGTCTGGAATTGCATTCTATGGAAATTGAGAAGGCTATGCTCTGGGGAATTCGTTCTGAAACCGTGGGAGATAATGGAAAACCTGAAAGAACTACTTACGGTCTTATCAGAAACGTTATCGCAAATAGTGGAAATGTTTCTAATTATATTACTGACTCAGGTTATGCTGGACAGTCCTGGCTTGCAGGTGGTGAGGAGTGGTTAGATGCTTATTGTGAGCAACTCTTCCGTTATGGTTCTCAGTCTCGAATGGCTTTTGCAGGTTCAGGTGTTATTCTTGCTATAAATAAACTGGTTAAAGAGTATGGAAACTATGAGTTAACTACTCAGACAGTTGATTATGGTATAAAGGTTAAAACCTGGGTAACTCCTTTCGGTGAGATTCATATGAAGATTCATCCTCTCATGAGTTATGAAGCTTCAAATAGAAACAATATGGTTATCTTTGATCCGAGAGATTTGAAGTATCGATATATAGATGATACTACTTTCTATCCGGATCCTGATAAACTGAATACCGGGCGGAATAGAATTGACGGAACTGATGAGGAATATCTCACTGAATGTGGCCTTGAGTTTCATCATCCTGTTAAAACTGCATTCTTGGCAGGTTTCGGTTCTGCTAATACTGCTTAGTAGTTTTATTAAAATAGGGGGGATCTAAAAAATCTCTCCTTTGTTTAAAATTTGAATAAAGGGATATTAATGAACTTACTTGAAGTTAGAACACAGTTTGTGAAAATTACAGGACGGTATGATTTAGTTACTGATACGTCTTCTTGGGATAATAATGGGGCTGATTTCTTTCTTCAAGCAGGTCAGAATATGATAGAGAAGTTAGTAGGAGATCTTCCTGAATCTGAAGGACGTCTTTGGAAAACT